AATGGCTGCGGTATTGCTATTAAAGGCAAAACTAAAGGCAAAATCTGCTAATGAAGTCCTCTCGTGGAATGGGCGACATGTTGCCCAGTAAACTTCCTAAAAGTGGTAAATCAGCTGTCCTTGCTAAGGGCGGCAAAGTGGGACTGTATGAAAATATTCATAAGAAGCAAGCACGTATTGCAGCTGGCTCTGGTGAAAAGATGCGTAAGCCTGGTGCTAAGGGCGCGCCTACTAAGGCGGACTTTATTAAATCTGCTAAGACTGCGAAAAAATAAATGACAACTTCAGGTACCTCAGCATTTAACCTAGACCTATCGGAACTGGTAGAAGAAGCTTTTGAGCGTTGTGGCTCAGAGCTACGCACAGGTTATGACTTACGTACTGCACGTCGTTCTTTAAACTTATTGACTATTGAGTGGGCAAATCGTGGCATTAACATGTGGACGATTGAGCAGGGTAGTATTGACTTAATTCAAGGTGTAAATACTTATGACTTACCTATCGACACTATTGACCTACTTGAACATCAAATTCGCACAAATTCTGGACAGATTAATAACCAGACCGACATTACTATTAGCCGAATTAGTGTCTCTACTTATTCTACTATTCCAAATAAGCTAGCTCAGGGTCGCCCTATCCAAGTATGGATTCAACGCATGTCAGGTGCGCAATACCCACTTGCTACAGCTCCAGAGGGCACAGACCCTATTACAGGTATTGATGCTCCTAAGATTACAGTCTGGCCTACCCCAGACCAAGGTACAGTAGAGACTCCTTACTATAAGTTTATTTACTGGCGTTTACGCCGCATCCAAGACGCTGGCGGCGGTGTGAATACCCAAGATATACCTTTCCGCTTTATTAACTGTATGGTGGCTGGATTAGCTTACTACCTATCTATGAAGATACAAGGTATTGACCCACAACGAGCTATGGCTCTAAAGGCTGACTATGAGCAGCAGTTCCAGTTAGCTGCAGATGAAGATAGAGAGAAGGCTCCGATTAGGTTCATTCCTCGCCAGATGTTTGTTGGAAGATAATAAATGACTACCCAGTTTGCTTCTGGTAAGTTTGCTATTGCGGAGTGCGATAGATGTGCATTTCGATTTAAATTAGTAGACCTTAAAAAGCTAACGATTAAAACGAAGAATGTTAGCATTAAAGTATGCCCAGAGTGTTGGGAAGAAGACCAACCTCAGTTACAATTAGGTATGTACCCCGTGAACGACCCACAGGCTGTACGGGAACCAAGGCGGGATAATAGTTATTGGCAGTCTGGATATACGGGCTTGCAAACAAACCTAACTACTGGCATATTAGTATCAGAAGATGGTACGCCAGCAGGTGGTAGTAGGCAGATTCAGTGGGGGTGGAACCCTGTAGGGCAAACATATGACTACAATGAGACACCAAATAACTTAGTAGTAATAACTGCGGTAGGGCAGGTAACAATTAATTAGGAGTAGGACATGGCAAAAGGTAATGGTATTGAGAACAAGGGCAAAACTAAGGGTAAAAACTTAGGAGATGCAGGCCCAACAGCAAAAACACTAAAGGGTAACAAACCCGCTGGTGTATCAAATGAAATGCGTAAAGAGGATGGCAAAAGCCGTTCACGCTTAGACTATCAATTTGGTTCTATTGGCCTCAAAGGCAAAGGATTCTAATCATGGCAATTAATAACAAACCTGCTGAGAAATACGCAGCTCCACATACAATGGACGGCAAAAAAGTTGGCGGCGGTTTGCCAGCTATGTCTACAGAATCTGGTAAAGACTACATCAACAGAATGAATATGTCTGTTGGTACTGTTAGCAAGGGCAACTATGCCCCTACTAAGACTTCTGGTATCCAAGTACGTGGTGGTAAAGCACAGACCAAGGGCAAAATGGCCCGTGGCCCAATGGCCTAATAGGGAACCCCCTTAGATGAATTATCAGCAACTGTACCAAGCGATTATTGATTACAGTGAGAATACTGAACCACTGTTTGTATCTAACATCCCACGCTTTGTTCAAGAAGCCGAGGCACGTATATACAACAGTGTTCAGCTTCCTTCGCTACGTAAAAACGTAACGGGTACACTTACGGCTGGAAATCAGTATTTATCTGCTCCAAATGACTATTTGTCGACATATTCTTTAGCAGTCATTGACGGGGATAACAACTACGTATTCCTGCTTAATAAGGATGTTAACTTCCTTCGTGAAGCCTATCCTACTACGGTCTATGTAAATGGTACTAATCAAGGCACTCCACAGGGCGTTCCTAAGTACTATGCGTTATTTGGTTCACAATTTAGCTACGGCAACGAGCTATCTTTCATGATGGCTCCTACCCCCGATGATAGCTACACTGCTGAGCTACACTATTTTTACTACCCAGTTTCTATTGTCCAGGGTGTAATTGTTACTTTTAGCGACCCTACTGGTGGCTCTTTATATACTAATGGTAACTACCAAAACGTTTCTTTAACCGGTGGAAATGGTAGCGGGGCTACTGCCACTATTAACGTTTCTGGCGGCGCTGTGACTTCTGTGATTATTGGTAATGGAGGTAGCTTTTACCTTCAAGGCGATGTACTAAGTGCCGATTCAGCCGATATTGGTGGCACAGGCTCAGGCTTTTCTATTACTGTAACTACAGCAAATAACCTTACTGGCACAAGCTGGTTAGGTGATAACTACGACCCAGTACTATTCTATGGCGCTATGCGTGAGGCTATTATCTTTATGAAGGGCGAACAAGATATGGTCGCTTATTATGATAAGGCTTACCAAGAAGCTCTTGGACAGCTCAAACGCCTCGGTGATGGTCTGGAACGTAACGATGCGTACCGTAAGGGGCAGACAAGTCTGCCATATAATCAGCTATGATTTATCAAGGCCAATGCAATATATTTAAAAAGAACTGCCTAAGCGGGTTAGAGAACTTTGCGGTAGGAACTCCCTATACGTATAAAATTGCTCTATATACCTCTTTGGCAGACTTAAACGCCGATACCGTTGCTTATACTACTACAGGTGAAATTACTGGTACGGGGTATACCGCAGGCGGTAAGCCTCTGACTATTAGCCAGGTTCCTACATATGATGCCGCTAACGATACAGCTTATATTGATTTTGCGGACGTAACTTGGACTGGCGCAAGCTTTACTGCAAGGGTTGCATTGATATATAATGCCACTACTGGAGCTGCTGTTGCTGTATTAGATTTTGGTTCGGATAAAACAACCACACAAGCAGGTACATTTACAGTAATATTTCCAACGGCGACATCAACAACCGCTATTATTAGATTTAATTAGGAGCAATTATGCAAAAAGAATTAGCAAGCTGCGGCGATAAAGCAGAAATTAGCTTACAAGCTAATGTAGCTGGTACAGAAACCGTTGGTATTGAAGGCGCATACCATGTAGTATGTCGTGATGCAGAAGGTAACGTAAAGTGGGAAGAAGGCTTTCCTAACTTAGTTAACGCTGTTGGTAAGCAGTTAATGCTTAACACTTTGTTGGCTGGTAGTTCGTATACTACAGTTGGACCATTCCTTGGTTTGATTACTGGTGCTACTCCAACGTTTGCTGCCGCTGACACAATGTCATCCCATTCAGGCTGGACTGAGTTTACTGACTATACAGTTGGTGGTTCAGCAGTTCGTGGTACAGCCGTGTTTAGTTCTGCTACTTCAGCTGGTACAACTCCAGCAAACGTAACTACTGCAGCTGCAGCTGCAATTACATACACTATTACTGGTTCTGGTGGTATTGTTAGTGGGTGTTTCTTAGTAACAGGTTCTGGCGCTTCTAGCACACAAAGCAATACTGGTGGTACTTTATATAGCGCTGGCGCATTTGCAACTGCCAAGACTACTACTGCTGGCGATACAGTTTCAGTTACATACAGCACAACCGCAACTTCTTAAGGAGTCCTAGATGGCTCTGGTGTTAGCAGACCGCGTCCAAGAGACGTCGACTAGTACAGGTACAAGCTCATTTACGCTCGCAGGAGCAGTGACGGGCTATCAAACTTTTGCCGTTATTGGCAATGGGAATACTTGCTACTACACAATAGCAGACCAGGGCGGGGCTAACTGGGAAGTTGGTATTGGTACTTATTCCACTACTGGACCCACCCTTGCACGTACTACGGTTCTTTCTAACTCAGATGGCAACACATCTCCAGTAAATTTCCCTGCTGGAACTAAGACTGTATTTGTCACCTACCCATCTGAAAAGTCTGTTAATTTAGATTCTTCTGGTAACGTATCTGCTCTCGGTACCGTATCTAGTGGTACTTGGCAAGGTTCTACTGTAGGTGTAGCTTACGGCGGTACTGGAGTTACTTCTTCAAGTGGTGCTAACTCTGTAGTATTGCGTGACGCTAATGCTAACGTAGTATTTAACAACTTTACGTCTAGCGCTATAGCGGTAACTGCAGCGGCTGGAACTACAGTATTAACGGTAGCATCTGCAAGAACACAGATTCTTGTTGGTTCTACAACCCAGACATTCCAATTACCTGACGCTACAACGCTAGTACTAGGGCAAAGTTTTCTTTTTATTAATAACTCTTCTGGCGTTTTAACAGTCACAAACAACGCTAGTGCTACAGTTGAAACTATTCCGTCTGGTGGTATTACACAAATAGGCGCGTTAAGTATCGCGACCTCTGCCGGTTCATGGGGCGCTTACTCTTTCTTACCTGGCTCGTATAACTTTAACAACGGCACTGCAGATTTCGGTGGCGCTAGTATTACTAATGCAGTTTGGAACGGTACAACTATTGGCACTGCTTATGGTGGTACAGGTTTAACTACATTTACTGGCGCTAATAACGCTCTTTATTCCACATCTTCATCGGCTTTAACTGCTGGTACGCTTCCTGTCCCTGCTGGTGGTACTGGACAAACATCGTTTACTTCTGGGTATATTCCTTACGGGGATTCAAGCGCAGCTCTGCAATCAAGTAATTTGTTACAGTTTAATGGTTCGTATTTACAAGTAGGTGGTGGTTCACCATTAGGCGGGGCAACAAACCCAATTGCAGCATTTAGCCAATCGGCAAACAATTTTGTACAGCAGTATGTATACAACCCAAATGTAGGTACAAGTGCTTCGGCTGACTTTGTAGCGTATGCAGATAACAGTACAGATACACAAGGTTTTGCTGATTTAGGTTTTACAAGCTCTACTTATGCTGACGCATTTTATACAGTTACTGGCCCTAATGAAGCATATTTATTTGGTTCTGCTCTAGGTGGCTCAGGCGCTTCAGGTAACTTAGTTTACGCAACCGACAGTACTGGTTCAGCTAACGCACATCAATGGTATGTAGGGGGCTTTACCCAAGCCAAATCTGCATACAAAATGCAGCTTGATGCTAATAAATTAGAGTTAAAGACTCCTGTTTACGTAACAGGTTCTACTGGTACTTCTGGTCAGGTTCTGACTTCCGCTGGTTCTGGCGCTGCCCCTACATGGACTACTCTGTCTACTGGTGGTGGTACTATTACAAGAACAGACTTTACGGCTACTGCTGGTCAGACTGTATTTTCTGTTACTTATACAGTTGGTTTGATTGACGTTTATCAGAACGGCGCTAAGTTAGCCCAAGCCGACTTTACTGCAACTAATGGTACATCGTTTACCCTAGCTGTTGCAGCTGCCGCTGGCGATTTAATCCAAGCCGAAGTATTTAGTTCACTCAACTTGTATAGCACGATTACTTCTGAGACCTTCAACGGTACTGGCTCACAAACTATATTTACAATGAGTTCTGTTCCAGCTAACTCAGCTTCGTTGCTAGTAGCTATTTCTGGCGTAGTTCAAGACCCTACTACTTATTCTGTATCAGGCAATACCCTTACATTTAGTACTGCGCCCCCATCAGGGTCTGGCAACATCTCCGTTCGCTATTTAGGTATTGCATCCGTTGGTACAGTAGGTTCATTTAGCGCAGGTACAACAGGGTTTACTCCAGCAACAGCCACTACAGGCGCAGTTGTGTTGAGCGGTACTTTAGCTACTACAAATGGCGGTACAGGTTTAACTACTGTTGGAACAAATGGACAAGTACTTTCGTCTAACGGAACAACTCTAAATTGGAGTACCCCCGTAGATACCCCGGGCGGTTCAAACACCCAAATCCAATATAACTCTGGCGGTGCTTTTGCTGGGGACAGTGGGCTTGTATATACAGGTGGTAGCGTAGGGGTTGGTGTAACCCCTTCTTCTTGGTCAACTGGTAAAGCAGTCGAAGTAGGTGGTGCTGGTAGTGCTTTATGGGGTTTATCTAGCGGAACATCTTATTTCACTGCTTCGTATTACTACAATGGCGGTGATAAGTTCGGTGTTACAGGTAATTACGCTCAATTCATACAACAAGTTCCTGCTGACGGCTCTTTCCGTTTCTTGTCATCTACTACCACTGGAACTGCTGGTAATGCCGCCACAATGACAGAAAAGATGCGTATTGGTACTACTGGTAATGTAGGTATTGGTACTAGTAGTCCTACTGGAAAATTAGAAATAACATCAGCGGCAACAACAGAAAACGCTCTCAAATTAACAGGTAGCACAACAGCGGCTTCATATTTGCAAGCGATTACAACTGGTGGAGTTTTTGCTGCTGGTTTAGATAATAGTGCTGGAACTGCTTTTGGTGGAACTGCTTACTCAGGTAATATTTACATGAGCGGTGCTTACCCAATGTTGTTTTGGACTAACGCAGCAGAACGGATGCGTATTGATTCTTCTGGTAATGTGGGTATTGGCACTACTAGCCCTAGTGCCAGACTAGCGGTTACTTCTGGGGTCTCATTAGTAGCTGACTTTAACTCAACAGTTAATACTCCATACATAAGATTTAGTAATAGTGGAACAGCAAAATTTTATATTGGAGACGGAACCGCTGTAGGTGGTGCTGCTGGCTATTATGATTTTTATGCCACTTCTGGTATAGGGCAAAGGTTCTTTACAAATGATGCAGAACGTTTCCGTATTGCCTCTAATGGAGCGTTTGGGTTAAGTGGTGCTAACTACGGCACATCAGGCCAAGTATTAACCTCTGCTGGTTCTGGCTCTGCACCTACTTGGGCAACACCAGCTGGGCTTACTGCTGGAACTTCACAAGCTACTACATCTGGAACTTCTTTTACATTTACTGGAATACCCTCAACTGCAAACATGGTTATAGTAGTT